TCTACAAGCACTGGAACGAGATCTGGAGCGCCATCAAGAAGATCATCCAGGACGTGTGGGACTGGATCAAGAACAACTGGCCCCTGCTGCTCGGCATCTTGCTGGGCCCCTTCGGTCTGTTCGTGGCCGAGATGGTCAAGCACTGGACCCAGGTGAAGCAGGACGCCCTGGCCGTCGTCAACTACATCATCAAGATCTGGAACGATCTGGTCGGCTTCTTCGTCGGCATCCCCGGCCGCCTGGCCGCCGTGGCTGGGGCCGCCTTCAACTTCCTCATCTCGGCCGCCCAGTGGGTGGCGGGCGTGGTCGAGGGCGTCTGGAACAACGAGGTGGCCTTCTTCACCGGCCTGCCCGGTCGCATCGCCTCGGCCGCCAGTGGCATGTGGAACGCCGTCTACAACCAGGCGGTCGGCATCTACAACGGCGTGGTCGGCCTCTGGAACGGGCTGATGAACTGGTTCGCCGGGCTCCCGGCCCGCATCGCCTGGATCGCAGGCTCGATGTGGTCCGGCGTGACCAACGCCTTCCGGGCCGCCATCAACGGCCTCATCGACATCTGGAACCGGCTGCACTTCACCATCGGCGGCTGGCATATCGGCCCGGTCGGCATCCCCACGGTGAGTGTCGGGATGCCCCCCATCCCCCATCTGGCCCAGGGCGGCCTCATCACCGCCTCCGGCCTGGCCGTGGTCCACGCCGGTGAGAGGGTGCTCCCGGCGCAGGCCAGGCCTGCTCGGGGCGGCCCCGTCGTCCACATCGATCACGCCCACTTCGCCCAGAAGATGGACGTGGACGCCTTCATGGACCGAGTGGCCTGGGCGGCCAGGAAGACGGCTGTGTGATGGCGTGCGTGCGTCAGGCCTGGCTGGTGCTGCCCTCGGGGCAGACCATCCAACTGGAGAACCCCGCCGGTGGCTGGTTCTGCTCCAACCTGGACCTGGGCTACCCGGCCGTGCGCGAGGTCATCACCAACCGCCCCGACACCGATGGCGCCATCGACCGCACCGCCTACATGGGCGAGCGGGTGGTCAACGCCGAGATCAAGGCCGAGGCCGGGGCCGGGGCCCAGATCGACGCCGTAGCCAGTGCCTTCGCCCCCTACATGGTGCCCTCGGCCCGCCCGGTGCTGCACTACATCCTGGACCGCCCCGGCGCCACCGAGCGCACCCTGACCCTGCGGGGGGCGGGCTACTCCTGGGGCGTGGTGGGCGCCATCGAACGGGACATCCAGTTGCAGTGGAAGGCGGCCGACCCCATCGTCAGGGCGCCCAACCCCAACACCTCCATCGCCATGGCCGGGGCCTCGTCGGGTGTGGGGCGTGGCTACCCGCTGCTGTACTCCCGCATCTACCCGGCCGGTGGCGGCTCGCCCTCGACCGGCACCATCTCGTCGCCGGGTGACGTTCCGGTCAGGCCCCTGCTGAACATTTACGGGCCCATCTCGGGGCCGGTGGTCACCTTCACGCCCACCGACACCACGCCGGTATCCGAGGTGGCCTTCGTGGCCGCCTATCGCATCGACGCCGGGAACTACGTGCAGGTGGACACGGTGAACAAGACGGCTTACCTCAACGGGCCCAACGGCCCCTCCGAGTTGGCCTGGCTGGACTGGTTCAACACCTCCTGGCCGGTGCTGCCGGTCAACCCGGCCTCCACCACCTTCAATCTGACCGGCGGCTCCACCACCGGCGCCACCCAGGCCCAGGCCGTGTGGCAGGACGGCTACCTGACATGAGCACGACCACCTGGCCGGACGGCCGAGGCCCCGAGGTTCTTGCGCTTGAGGATGCAGCAGCTAGCCGACTAGCTGCCCCCTTCGCCGCGCCCGGCACCTACCCGGTGCCACCGGGCCGGGGCCAGTGGCGGCTCACCCTGCATAACCGGGACTTCACCGGCACCCAGCAGTTGAACCAGACGGCCACGGCCGCACTGGCCGACGCCACCGCCCGAGTGCTGACCCGAGCCTGGGACACGGCGGCCCAGTTGGATTTCGTCATCGACGGGCACTCGGCCGCCGCCGCCCAACTGGCCGAGTTGCAGCAGGACGTGGTGGCCTGGCGCTGGGACGATTCCGCAGGCCTGGACAGGCCGATGTTCCGGGGCCCTATCACCCAGGCCGTGGACACCGTCACCGAGGAAGCGCACACGGTGGCCATCACCGCTCACGATTACTTCGCCATGTTCGCCCGTCGCCTGCTCACCGCCCCCATCACCTACACCAACACCGACCAGGACGACGTGCTGGCCGACATCGTGACCAAGGCCAGCGCCGTGTCGTCCTCGGGCGGCACCTCCTTCGCACCGGGCTCGGTGCTGCCCATCACCCTGGCCCTGGTCAACCCCGATGGCACCCCCCGCTCGGCCAAGTCCGGGCAGGTGAGGACGCTGCCGTATGCGGCCAGCACCGACCTGCTGACCATGGCCGATGGCATCGCCAAGCTGGTCAACGGCTTCGACTACGACGTGCTCCCCGCAGGCCTCACCGGCTCGTCCGACGCCCTGCGCATCTTCTACCCCTACCAGGGTGTGCAGCGCACCGACCTGGCCCTCATCTTCGGCAGCAACATCTCGCAGGTGACCCGCACGGTGGACTCCGGCACCTATGGCAACTACTGGCGGGTGATCGGCAACAACGCCAGCGCCGACCCCAACGCCGCCCAGTTGTTCGCCGAGACCTGGAGCACCGACGCCAACAGCGTGAGCCAGTACCCCATCGGCCTGTGGATGTCGGCCGACAACGCGCCCAGCCTCACCAACCAGGCCCAACTGGTGGCCCAAGCCCAGGGCGACCTTTCCTTGCACGGCAAGCTGATTCCGACCTACACGCTGGTGCTCACGGCCGGGGCCTACAACTACGGGGCGCCGTTCATGGGCGACGTGGTGCCACTGGTGGTCAAGTCGGGGCGCCTCAACGTCAACACCAACGTGCGAGTGCTGGGCATCAAGTACAACATCGGCGACGACGGCCAGGAGGACGTGGACCTCGTGGTGGGGCAGCCCGGCCGCACCCTGGTGCAGATGATCCAGCAATCACAGTCCGACATCAACGCCCTGGCTCGGAGGTAGCCATGACCCGGTACACGCCACTCTGGGAGCAGCTAGGCAGCTACGCCGCTTCGACCGACCGCCACCTGCTCTCGACCATGTGGCCCAACGGGGTCATCAACGGCATGGTGGTGAGCGCCGGGGGCTCGTCCATGCAACTCCAGATTTCCTCAGGCCAGGCCGCTGTCCCTTCACAGAACAACACCGGCTCCAGCCTGTGCATCAGTGACGCGGTGGAGAACGTGGTGATCGCCGCCGCTCCCGGCTCGGGCCTCAACCGCATCGATCTGGTGCTGGTGCGGCCCCGAGGCCAGGACCTCGACGGCGGCTCGAACAACGATTTCATCTTCGACACCTCGGTCACCGGCGTCCCCGCCGCCACCCCGGTGGCCCCGTCCGTCCCGGCGGGCTCACTGGCCCTGGCCCAGGTGTACGTGGGCGCCAACGTGGTGGCCATCACCCAGGGCAACATCACCGACGTGCGCCAGGTCGGCAGCCTGGCCATCGGCGGCGGAATCGCCTTGCCCCCCTTGGGTTCCGCCGCTCCCTTCCAGTCACAGACCGACGCCCAGGGCGAGGTCTGGGTGGCCAAGGGCGGCGTCAACGGCGGCGTCTGGTACAAGGCCCGAGATGTGTTGGGCTGCACCTACTACCGGGCGGCTGCCTTCACCGTCTCCACTGCGTCCTCGCCCATCGCAATGGACACCATGGTCTATGACCCCTACGGCCTCTACAACTCCGGCTCGGCGATCTTCACCGCCCCGGTAGCCGGGACCTACCGATTCAGCTACCAACTGTCGGCCTCGGCCACGGCGGCGGGCCAGAACCTTCAACCACAGCTAACGGTTTCCGGCACATCCGGGAACTGGCTGAGTGAGAACGTCTCCGGGGGCGCACAGGTGTTCAGTGCTCAGGTTGTCGCCTCGATCAAGCTAACGGCAGGACAGACCGTTACCAATAAAATGCTCGGCACCGCAATACCGGGATGGATCGGCACTTACGGCTGTTGGCTCTCGGTCGACTACGTCGGCACCGGCGGCGGCGGCGGTACCCCCGGCGGGCCCTCGGTCATCCTGGCCACCGGACTGCCGCCAAACCTAGGCCCCACCGATCCCTTCCAGACCTTCACCACCTCGGACGGCGAGGTGTGGGTGGCCAAGGGCGGGGTGAACGGCGGGCAATGGCGCAAGGCCCGGGACGTGCTCAAAGCCCGGGTGTACCGGCAGGCGGCAATATCCACCGGGGCTGGCAGCGCCTTCAACAACATGCCTTTCGACACCGTCTCCTTCGACGCCTACGGAATGATGGTCCTGGGTACCGACCCGTTCACTTGTGTTGTGCCTGGCACCTACGACGTGCGGTCCACCCTCTCCACCGGCGGTGCGGCCAACAACCGGGTCATCTGCTCCATTTTCAAGAACGGCACGGAAGCGGCCCGGGGCACCGACATCAACAGCGGCACCGGCTCACACGTCAGCGACATGATCCCGCTGGTCGCCGGGGACAAGATCGGCTCCCAACTATACGTGTCGGTCACCGGCTCGGTCGGGGTCGGCTCCTATGTGTGCTGGATAAGCGTGGCCTACCGCAACCCCACCTAGGACTAGAAAGGAAACCATGACACCACAGCCAGAACCAGAGCCCACCCCCGAGCCGGAAACCGAGCCCACACACGGGGATTCCACCCCCGACGACGAGGACGAGGACTGAGCCATGGCGCTCAGCCGGGTCTGGATGCCGTCGCCGAACTACTCGAGTAGGGGCGGTAGCCCCGTGCGGCTGATCGTGCTGCACACCGCCGAGGGTGCCAAGACCATCGAGTCCCTCGGCAACTTCTTCTCCAACCCATCCAGTGGAGTGTCGTCGCACGTCGGCATTGACGACAAAGCCAACACGGTGGGCGAGTACGTCAAGAGGGGCAACAAGGCCTGGACCCAGGCCAACGCCAACCCGGTGGCGGTGGCGGCCGAGTTGTGCGCCTTCGCCGGGTGGGACTCGGCCGAGTGGCACCGTCACCCCAACATGCTGGCCAACTGCGCCGCCTGGATGGCCGAAGAAGCAGGCGCCTTGGGCATCCCCCTGGTGCGGCTGCTGCCCAGCCAGGCTCAGGGCGGCGGCGTGGGCGTGTGCCAGCATGTCGACCTGGGCGCCTGGGGCGGCGGGCACTCGGACTGTGGTCCGGGCTTCCCCATGGACGAGGTCATCGCCATGGCCGGAGGCCAACCGGCCAGCCCCGGCGCCCCCTCAGGCCCCCCAAGCGGGGGAGCAGCACCACCCTTCCCCGGCACCCTGTTGAGGGATTTCACCCAGGGGCACGGCACGGCCCAGTGGCAGGGCCAGATGGCGGCCCGAGGCTGGTCGCTGGCCGTGGACGACATGTATGGCCCGGCCTCGGCCAACGTCTGCACCCAGTTCCAACGAGAGAAGGGGCTCCAGGTCGATGGAATCGTCGGACCCGAGACCTGGGGAGCCGCCTGGACGGCGCC